CCATGTAGACCGTGACGACAGGGTGAGGGTGGTTGACGCCGCCTGCGAGGCTGTGAGTTTTCTTGAGAGCCTGACGACAGGCAGTGACGGCGACTGCGGAGAGGAAGCATGACCACGAAGCCAGTGAAAGGCATTCGCATAAAGGATGGCAAGCTCATCCGCGTCCACACCTACGACGCCAGCAAGTCCAGACGCATCGCCAAGAGCAAACGCCAGCGCGTCGTCTCACCAAAGAGGGCCAAATGAGCGAAGACCGAGCCGAACACTACCGCAACGTCATCGCAATACACGATGATTTAAAAGATCCTCTGATGATGGTCCGCGTGACTGATCTCCGTGCCCTTCTAGATGTATACGAGTGGTATACTGCCGGGGAGCGTCCACGCGTCAGAGTGAAGGCTAGGAAAGAGACAGCATGACCAGAGAACAAGCGCTTGAGATTGCCGACCGATTGCTCGCCCCCATGCGAGAGCAAATCGCGCGCGAGTTGGTCAATGCAAGCCAGTCGGCTAAAGCCTTGGAAGATGCGCCCAACCTCAAGCGCTACCTCGACGCTTTGGACGAGTACAACAGGGCAGATCAGCCTAAAGCTCAAGCGTGGTCGCTCGGCTTTGGGGCGCCGCCGCACACTATTGTTGTCGGCAACGAGGGCGGCGGTAGAGACAAGATCCGCGCCGAATGCGCCGACGCCTGGAAGAAGCTAACTCGCGAAGAACAGCAGCTGTTCTGGACCCTGCAAGGATACTGAAAGCCACTCCACCCCTAGTCCCGCGTCCCTGATCACAAATCAAACGAGAGACGCATGGACACCATCAGCCCAACGCTAGAGCGCATCAATCAGGCTGCGCACGGCATTGACGAGCCCGAGGTCAGCCAAGCCAAGGACCGCCGCGCCTACGTGGTCCGTGACATCTGGTCCAATCTGCGCCGCCTGAACCACATCAGCGAGGACGAGGCCGCAGCGGGACGCAAGTTCAGCGCCCATATGGAGCTTGCCTATCGTGGCCGCTCGATCACCCCAAGCTATGGCCAGCGCCACGCGGAAGGGACGCCCGTCAGTCAGCTATCCGGGTTTGCCGCCGAAGCCGATATGGCCCGCGTCGTGGATTATTACGTGCTGCATCAGGACGCCAAAGCTATGCTGCCACCGTCCGCTCGCATGGCGATGATGCTCGCATGTGACGGCAAGACGCCTGCGCAGATCGGACGATTGATCGCCCATTATCGCGACGACAACCGCGCCGTTGTTGCTGCCGTGATGACGATCAAATCTGCCTTGGAGTTGCTGGCTAGACACTACGGCATTATTCGCGACGGATAATTTAGGTCAGCTATTGACCTTAAAGGAAAATCACCGCATAACCGCCACAATGCCGACACAAGCGCCCGAGGCTCAACAGCCTTCCGGGCGCTTTTGCTTTTGCGGGCGAAATGGACACCGAAAAACATAAACCCGATTGGAGGGGGGGGCAAATAGATGGCTGACCGTCCTGGGGTGCCCCGTGAGTGGGGGCTGGGGTACATTTCTGACATTGAGGACCAGTATGGCCAGCGTGAATGGTCCGGGTATCTCATGCCGGACAAGCATGCGCCCGCATATGATGCTGGCGGTTGGGGAGCAGAAACCGCATCTTTGCGTGAAGACCCGGCAATGGATTCAGCAACTCGCCTGAGCCGCTCGCTTGGCTTGAGCAGTGCAGCGCTCAGCGCCCCTGGGCTGTGGAAATTGCTTACGGTGCCGGCTGCGGCTCCATTTGTAGGGCATGACCTGTTGAACGTGCATCGCAACATGCAACAGTTGGACGGCACCCATCCAACAATGCAGCGACAGGATTCGTGGGCCGGCATTATCGAGCGTATTTTGCGCGACAAATGACAAACGAAGAGCACGAAGCCGACGAAGCCGATCTCATCCTCGTTGACCTGATCGACCTCGCGCTTGATCACGGCATTTCGCCTGCAGAGCTTGTCAAATTCGCCTCTGAGCGCATCCCCGACCTGTACGCCGAAGCGTTGGCCGACCTCCCGAGACACTAGGAGCCGCTATGCGCAAAGCCTTTGACGCATTCGAACGATTCATCAGCGCCATGATGGGCGACCTCGCGCCGACCGGCCGCGTATGGGCGCGCGTCGGTGTCGTGGTGCTTATCGTTGCCGCCGCCATGTCCTGGGGATTTGGCGCTGATGTAAGCTGGAAGCACGCCGCCTTCCTCGCCTGCCTGACATTTGTTGCCGCTTTCGGCCCTGAGGCTGCTCACCGCGCTTGGACCGATCAGCGCTATGGGGCATCCCTCGCCATCGCCATCCTGTGCGCGCCGCTGCTGGCCATCGAGTTCTACAGCCATGCCGGCTATACCGCTGGCCTCCGTGGCCACAACATCGAGACGACTGCCGTCCAGAACGTCAAATACGACAGCCGCCAAGACGAGGTGAAGGAAGGCAAGGCGTCACTCATCCTTTGGGAAAAGCGCCTGGCTGAGCTTGAAGCCGCCAATGCCTGGTCTGCCACCGTCACTGCCGACGCTCTCAGGGCTCAACTCGCTAGCGCCACACTCGCCATTGAACAGGAAGCCGCTCGAGGCGGTTGCAAGGCCAAATGCCTCGCCCGCACCAAGGAGCGCGACGACCTCGCCAGCAAGATCGCCATTGCCGAGGAAAAGTCCGATCTGACCCGCAAGATCGAGGCCACGAAGGCCGTCTTGGCTAAGGCTCGCGACGTGGCCGCAGTGACCGAGCACAAGTCCAGCCCCGTGGTGCATCAAAACCAGTTCTTGGCTAAGGCGGTTACACTCGTTGGCTTTGGCAGCCTCGAGCCCACGCCTCACATCACCGCCGCCGCTGAGCAGTCTGCAAACCTCGCTATGGCAGTCGCCGGCACTGGCCTTCCTGCATTCTGCCTGTTCATTGCGGGCCTATACCGCCGCAGCAATCGCCGCGCCGAACCCGAATCCCTCCCCCTGACACCGGCAGACCATAGGCCGACAGTCATCCACACACGAGAGACGATCACAGACCCTGCTCTCCGTCGATGGGCTACGTCGGGCCATGTCAAGGGGCTTCTAGGAGCCGCGTAATGAAGCAGTCTGGAGCTCGCCCCGTCTGGTTCCTTGAAACAGCCCCCGGCAAACAAGTGGAAGTGCAAGGAGAGTGGATTGACGCCACCAGACAAAGCGCATTCGTATCTGGGCTTGAGCAGCGCGTTGCCGGGGTGGATATGATGGAGTGGTCTATACCTGGGTGGACGATCGCTCTCGACCCGGCGCGGGACGGCGTTGTTTTGACCCGAATTGAATAGTTGAAATTAATCAAAGGAATTCAAAGCCGTGTCGCGAGGCGGGAAGAGGCAAGGAGCAGGTCGCAGGCCAGGCTCTATAACGAAGCGCACGCAGGAAATCGTTGCTGCTGCGTCCAAGGACGGCGAGACGCCACTTGAATACATGCTGCGAGTCATGCGCACGTCTAGCGATGACAAGCGCAAGGACGCCATGGCCATTGCGGCAGCGCCGTTCATGCACCCTCGCTTGGCTGCCATTGAGCATTCGTCCAACCCTGAGAACCCATTAGAAACGGTGACGCGCGTGGAGTTGATCGCGCCCAATGTGCACAGTACAGGTTGAACTCCCCCCAAGGCTTCTGCCGGTCTTTTCGGGTGAAGCTGACGTAAGAGGGGCCTACGGCGGGCGAGGATCGGGCAAGACGCGGTCCTTTGCCAAGATGACCGCAATCCGCGCCCATATGTGGGATAGGGCCAACCGAAGCGGCATCATCCTTTGCGGTCGTCAGTTCATGAACAGCTTGGACGATTCCTCGATGGAGGAAGTCAAGGCTGCAATACGGTCTGAACCCTGGCTACTTGCTCACTTCGATATTGGCGAGAAGTTCATACGCACCAAGTCGGGGCGCATTGCCTACAAGTTCGCCGGCCTCGATCGGTCGCTAGACAGCATCAAATCAAAGTCTCGCATTCTGCTGTGTTGGGTCGATGAAGCCGAGCCCGTCACCGAAGAGGCCTGGATCAAGTTGATCCCGACGTTGCGTGAGGAAGACAGCGAGCTTTGGGTCACATGGAACCCCGAAAGCAAGCGCAGCCCGACGCATCGGCGGTTTAGGACGGGGCAGCCTGACCCACGCGTCAAAGTGGTCGAGATCAACTGGCGGGACAACCCGTGGTTTCCCGCAGTGCTGGAGCGCACACGACAGCGCGACATGCGGGATCGTCCGACGCAATATGATCACGTCTGGGAAGGCGACTTCGCAACCGTTTTCGAGGGTGCCTACTACGTCAAGGAGCTAATTGCGGCTCGTGAGGCTGGCCGGATCACTTCGGTCTCTGTTGAGCCGCTGATACCTGTGCACACGGCATGGGACCTTGGCATTGGCGATAGCACGGCCATTTGGTTCTTTCAGGTCGTTGGCAACGAAGTCCGGGTTGTCGACTTCTACGAAAGCCACGGCCACGGGCTGCCGCACTACGTCGCAATGCTCAACGCCAAGGACTACACCTACGGCATCGATTGGGTGCCGCATGACGCAAAAGTCAGAGAGCTTGGCACAGGAAAGACTCGAGTGGAGACGCTGCAGGCCCTAGGACGAAATCCTAAGCTAGTGCCAGCGCACACGCTGATGGACGGCATTAACGCCGCACGCCAGACGCTGCCGCAGTGTTGGTTTGACGAGACCCGGACGGATTACGGCTTGGACGCGCTGCGCCAGTACCGAAGCGAGTTCAACGAAGATAACGCGGTGTTCTCCGATAGGCCGCTTCACGATTGGACGTCACACGCTGCTGACGGGTTTCGTTACCTGTCAATCGCCTGGAGGGCCATGAAGCTGGTCGAGCCAGAGAAGCCAAAGAAGACGCACTTTGTCTTTGAAGCCGGCGCGGATGGCCTTCGCCCCAACATGACGGTGAGAGAAATCATCGAACTAAAACGCCGAAAGCGCCTGGCTGATGAGTGAGAAGCACGAAGGCCAGCAGATCGAAACGGACGCCAAAGCCGTCGCGCAGGGGATGGAGCCGGGCGACGTTTGGCTGAAGAAGATCAAGAAGGCGAAGAAGGATGAGGAAGCCTGGCGCAAGTACGCGGCCAAGGCCATCGCGATCTTTGAGGCGGACGAGGAACAGGCGACCAAGGCGGGCGCTAAGCCTGTCTCGTTCAACATGTACCACAGCAACATCGAAACCATGGTTCCGGCGGTTTACAACTCGACGCCGATCCCTGACGTGCGCCGACGCTATGACGACCCTGACCCGATTTCTAAGCTCGCTGTTGATGTGATCGAGCGGGCGCTGTCCTACTCGGTTGATCAGTACGAATTCGACGGCACGATGCTAGGCGCTGTTCGTGGCGCTCTGATCGGCGGCAGAAGCTGCGTCCGTGTCCGCTACAAGCCCCACATGCAGCAGCAGCCAGGACCTGACGGCGGCGAGCCGATGGAGGTCAAGGGATACGAGGAAGTCACCTGCGAACTCGTCCCGTGGGATCGCTACATTCGAGGCCCGGCCCGCAGCTGGGCTGAGATGCCTTGGATTGCGTTTGAGCACGATCTGACCCGCGACGAAATCACTGATCTGACGGGCTCGCCTGATGATGACGTGAAGCTTGAGGGCGACAAGCGGGACGATGAGGACGCCAAGCCAGACGCTGGCGTCTACAAGACCACGAAGGTCTATGAGGTTTGGGACCGCAAGTCGGGGCTCGTGTTTTTCCTTGAGGACAAGAAGGGATCGCAGCCGCTCAAGATCGAGCAAGACCCGCTGCAGCTCAGCGGATTCTTCCCCATCCCGCGCCCGCTGCAGCCCATCCAGCGCGAGACGAGCCTGACGCCGGTCTGCCCCTACACGATCTATTCCGGCCTCCTCGACGAGTTGGACAAGGTCACGAAGCGCATCGCCAAGCTGATTGGCCAGCTGCGCGTGCGTGGCCTGTATGACAGCGAGCTAAAAGCAGACCTGATGCTACTGCAGAACGCCGACGACGGCACGTATCTGCCCGCAGAAGACGCCACGCGGTTTGCTCAAGGCTCTGGTGGTCTGGAAAAGGCGATCGCGCACTTCCCGATTGAGCCGACCGTGCTGGCTTTGCGCGAGCTGTACGTCCAGCGCGATGCTATTAAGCAGACCATTTACGAGGTCACGGGCCTCTCAGATATCGTTCGCGGTGCCAGCAACGCCACGGAAACCGCCACGGCGCAGCAGATCAAGGCGCAGTACGCGGGTCTGCGCGTCCAGCACATTCAGAAAGAGGTTGCGCGTCTCGCTCGCGATCTCTTCCGCATGAAAGCCGAGCTATTCTGCACGCATTTCTCGACCGAAAACCTGTCGGCCATGACCGGGCTCGACGTTCGGCCGGCAGAGCAGCTGCTGCGCTCGGACGCCATGCGGGCCTTCCGCGTCGATATCGAGACGGACAGCACAGTTCGCGGCGACGTTGGCCGCAGCCTTGAGCAGATCACGCAGTTTATCCAAGGCACTGGTCAGTTTGTGCAGAGCGTTGGTGCCATGGCGCAGGCCGTGCCGACGCTCATTGCTCCGATGATGGACGTTTACGCGGCGTTTGCCCGCAAGTTTGACCTCGGCAAGCAGGCTGAGGACGCCTTGGACCGCATGCCTGAGCTTGTGCAGCAGTTCATGCAGCAGCAGCAGCAAGCCGCCCAGCAGCCGAGCCCTGAGCAGATCAAGGCTGAGGCGGAGCGCGATTCAGGCGTCACTGCGGACGGTGAAACAACCGGCGTAGCCAAGACCATGGAAACGGTTGCAACGGCGCTTGTGCAGGCGTTGGCCGCTATCGCCGACGAGGTCAAGGCTGGCAACGAAGAAGTATTGAAGGCCGTCAAGGCTCCCAAGACGGTGCGAGTCAATCGCGACAAGGCGGGGCGGGTTCAAGGCGCTGTAATCGGCGCAGCTAATGAGGCAGGCTAATGCCATCCAGCACGTTTACGACCGTTGACGATCTGGCAGAGCAAATCGGCAAGGCGGTGCACAATTTCGCGTCGCACACATTCAAGGTCGCGCTGACCAACTCAGCCCCGAGCGCAAGCAATACGATCCTGGCGGATATCACGCAAATCAGCACGGGCGGCGGCTACACGGCCGGGGCCGGAGGCGGGTACACGCTTTCAGGTGTCGGCTATACCGAAACCAGCGGCACGGCAACCTTGACGCACACCGATCTCGTGATAACGGCAACTGGTGCGAGCGTCGGGCCGTTTCGATATATCGTCTATTATAACGACACGGCAACATCGCCGGCCGACGCGTTGGTTGGGTGGCTCGACTACGGTTCATCGCTGACCCTGGCCGATACGGAGACGCTGACCCTCGACGTTGGCGCGAGCGGCGTGCTGCAGGTGACAAGCTAACCAGTGGCCAACCTAATCTCAAACGCCTCGTCAACGTGGACGGGCGCGGCCACATGGGCGTTAACGGAGACCGGCACGGGCGCAACGCAAACGACGCGTTCGGCGTCAACTGTCACGACAACCAATTATGTCTACTCAAGCGCGTTCACGGGCACGAATACCAACGTGGTCGACGGCGTTCTCCTCTATATCGATCGAGCGACTACAACGGGTACGTTTAGCGTTGCGCTGTCAGAGGATAACGGCACGACGGCAACGCGAGAGGTCACTATCAACGCCAACGACCTTGGCGCGGACCCTGGATGGGTGTTCTTCAAGTTTGGATCGACGCTCACACTAGATGGCGGGACGGACTATAAAGTCGGCATCAAAGGCAGCAGCGCCGGCAACGTCGCTGTCTACCGCGATGGAACGGCAGGCAACTGGACGCGGTTGCTGCGCCGGACTACGGCGGCAACGGCAGCAGCCGCAGACAATCTATACATCGTTGGCGAGTGGACGGCGGCGGCCACGGGAACGGACATCACCGTTACGATGGACAGCACGTCGGCCACGGACTATGGCACGCTGGACATTGGCGATCGGGGCGTCCTGACGTGGGGCACGACGGCGGCGACGGCCTACATTCTGCAGTTGTCGGGCAATCTCAACATCTGGGAAGGCGGAACGTACAATCAAGGCACGGTCGCCACGCCGATGCCACGAGACTCGACAGCCACGCTGCAATTCGATTGCGCAACCGATGGCGAGTTTGGTCTGATCGTCAACACCGGCGGCACTGCCGTATTGCAGGGGCAAAGCCGCACAATCGGCAAAGACATTGACCGCTGCCTGCTCAACACTGACGAGGCCGTAAACTCAACATCGCTCGGCGTCAATACGGACACCGGCTGGCTCGATAACGATCGCATCGCGGTCGCCACGACGACGCAGACGGCATCACAGTGCGAAACGGGATTGCTCAACGGCAATGCCGGCGCGTCATCACTGACCGTTGATGGGTTTGCTGGCGCGGGCGGCGGCTTGGCGTTTGCTCACTCGGGAACGTCGCCGACGCAGGCCGAGGTTATTCTGCTCACGCGGAATGTTGTGGTGCGCAGCGTCTCCACAACGGCAATGTCCTATGTCAACGGCGCGGCTGGCGGAAACATCAATGCCGATTGGGTAGAGTTTCGCTATCTCGGCGAGAACGCAACCAGCAAGAAAGGTATCGAGCTAGCCACGACGACCGGCACCGTGACGCTGGACTATTGCTCGATCTGCGACTGCGAAGATGGGGGCCTATACCTTACCGGCACTTCGCTGACCGGCAGCATCACGGTGAATGATCTCGTGATGTATAATTGCGCGAATGTAAACGGCACCAACGCCCTGAGCGTGGCTGTTACGTCCGGTGCCCCTGTGTTGAATGATGTGATTATAATTCGCGTCGTCAGCACCAGCGTTGCCGTAAATATTCTCGACGTTGGGATCACCATTAATGGCCTGACGGTTGTCGGGGCAACCGCATCGGGAATTTCCATTTCGCAATCCGATACGACGCCGCTGCGAAGCGGGATTAGCAATCTGACGGTGCACGGAAATGCATCATACGGCATAACGATAAGCAGTTCATCCGTCTACATAAACACCATAAAGGCGTGGCGAAACCTGTCTTACGGTATTTACTTCAGCGGGATCAACACGACCATTGAGAATGGTGAGCTTTTTGGGAATGCCGGCGGCAATATTATTTACGTCGGCGGTCACGGCACGCTGATCAACGTGACTGCTAACGGCGACACAACATTCTCGACGACAACAAATCTGAGTGCGTCAGTCTATGTGCAAGATTTGTCGCTGATTGGTTGCGACTTTTCGACGGTGTCGGGCATCAAAACGGCGGCAAGTTCTGACATCGTGCTTGGTCTGACGCATACGAGCGGGGCGATTTCCCTGAACAATTGCAAGCTCGGCGCGTCAACAGAGGTCAGCACTCAATCCAACTTGTCGCCACGAGGGATTGTCACGTCGCAACGCCACGACCAGACCGATGGAGATCATCGTTACTGGAAGACATACGGATCTGGTCGCACGGATTCGACGATTTACAACACAGCAGCGCCGAGCGAGAGGCTGACGCCGAGCAACGCCAGCAACAAGGTTCAAACCGGGTCGCGCTATGTCGCCGTTGACGACGCGGGCACAAAGACAATCAGCGTCTACGTCCGCAAGAGCCAAGCCGGCGATGGTGCGGCATACAACGGCAATCAGCCGCGCTTGGTCGTCAAGCGCAACGACGCTCTTGGCATCACGGCCGACACCGTGCTCGACACGATGACCGCAGCGGTTGGGACGTGGGAGCAGCTGAGCGGAACGACAGCCGCCGCGACGGATGACGGCGCGTTCGAGGTCGTCGTCGATTGTGACGGAACGACCGGCTGGATCAATGTTGATGACTGGGCTGTAAGCTAATGGCAACGTTCGGCGCGGCCAAATACTGGGTCAATGGCCAGCCTGTTTCGTCGATTGACGACACGACCGACGAAGGCGCTACTAGGCATTGGGTCAACGGCGCGCCTCTGCCGGTTGTGCAAGAGGCGGCGGCAGGCGGATCATTTTCGCTCACGGCCGACCCTGCCACGGTATCTATTGCCGGCCAAAGCGTAACGCTCAGGGCGGGCCGGCAACTTACCGCGTCACCGGCCACGGTTGGCATCACAGGGCAGAGCGTCACGCTCAAGGCCGGTCGTCAGTTGCTTGTGTCTCCCGCAACGGTGGCCATCAGCGGCCAGTCGGTCACGCTTACCTATACGCCGGTTGCGACGGGCTACGCGCTGACGGTTGACCCGGCGACGGTCGCGATTGCTGGTCAAAGCGTTAGCCTGCGCGCGGCGCGGCTGCTGTCCGCAAGTCCTGCAAGCGTGGCAATCGCAGGCCAGGCGGTCACGCTCTCTGCGGGCCGACAACTCGCGGCCTCGCCCGCTACTGTTGCTGTCGCCGGCCAGAGTGTCAGCCTGGCGGTTGGCCGCAAGATTATCGCCTCGCCGGCCACAGTCGGGATTGCAGGCCAGTCTGTCGCCCTAGTTGCCTCACGGCAGCTGAGCGTCACGCCGGCAACGGTGGCCATCACAGGCCAAGACGTAACCCTGACGTTCGCGACAGCCGGCGCTTACACGCTGACCGTTGAGCCCGCGACTGTTGCTGTGGTCGGGCAAAGCGTCGATCTGATTTATACGCAGGTCGAGACCTATGCGCCAAACCGTGGCGGCTGGGTTGAGCCGGACCACTCCCGCGCCCGCCGTCGCAAGCGCGAGCAGGACGATAGGGACTCAGACGACCGGATCAGGGAGCATCTGCGGGAGGTTTACCGCATCGCCAAAGGGCTGCCCGTTGCAGCCGTGGCGAAGGCCGCAGAAGCCGCGCAAGACAAGCCCGCCGAGGCTGTCACCCAATCTGACGTTACGGCGATTTCTGCCGCAGCGTCGCGAACGGCCGACAAAGCCGAATTGTTCCAGTTGCGTCAGGAGTTGACTGAGCTTCGTCAAGCGATCCGGGCTCGAGAAGCCGAGCGCAGGGCCGCCGAGGACGAAGACGACATAGCAACCCTTCTTTCTCTTGTGAGCTGATGGCACGCGGAACCTACGTCTGGCGAAACGGTGAATTCGTCGAGAAGCGATCCGGGGAAAAGTTGCAGACATCAGGGGGCATCGCCTGCCCCTACGTCGTTCGCGACATCTCCGAATACACATCCCCGATTGATGGCCGGCCGATCACGTCACGCTCATGGCGGCGTGAGGATCTGGCGCGGAATGACTGCGTCGAGGTTGAGCCGCGCAAGAAGCCGCGCGGGTTCAAGAATGCACGATTTGCCAAGAAGCGGGGCCTACCGCTTGGATTGAACGAGTAGGATCAATGGAAAACACCGAACCTGCGATTGAGGAGATCAGCGCGCCAGCGCCAGAGCCGACCCAAGCAGAGCCGCCAGCACAAGAAAGCCGTGCGGATCGCGCAGACCGTGAAAACGAAGAACTGCGCGACGACCTGAAGGCCGTCTGGCGCAAATCGCAGACACCACGCGATGAAAGCGGCAAATTCCTGCCGAAGAACGGCGAACCGGCAAAAGCGGCTGAGCCGAGCAAAGAAGAAGCCGCAGCTAAGGTCATCACCGCACCGGACCCGGCCAAAGAAGCGGCGAAAGCGGAAAAACCGGCTGAAACACCGGCAAAGACGGCAAAGCCAGCCCCGCAAGCATGGTCAGCTGAGGCCAAGGCCCATTGGGACAAGCTGCCGCCCGAGGCGCAAGCCTACATCGCCGAGCGCGAGGCGCAGGCACACCAGAAGATTTCTGAGCTTGGCCAGAAGGCCAAAGCGGTCGAGGACCTGGCGGAGTTCGTGCGGCCGCACATGCACCGCATGGGCACGACGCCGCCGCAAGAATACATTTCCAATCTGTTTCACGCCGACGAAGCACTGGCGCGCGATCCCGTCGAGTTCATCAAGTTCGTCGCGAAACAGAAAGGCATCGATCTCAATTCACTGGTCAGCGATCCCTATGCCTTCGCTGATCCCCAATCGGCTCAATGGGACGCCAAATTGCAGGCGTCACAGGCCAGGATTGACCAGCTGGAACGACAGCTGAGTGAGGTTGGGCAACGCGTCAACGGTCGGGATGCCGCCGAACGCGAAGCCCAACAGCAGGCATACGACAAGACTGTAACCGAGTTCTTTTCTGACAAGCCTGACGGACAGCAACTCGCTGCAGCCATTCAGGCCCTCTTGCCAGCCGTTGCGGCGGACAATCCTTCCGCGCCTCTCAAAGAGGTTTTGCAGTCAGCCTATGAGCAAGCTCGCTGGGCCAACCCCGCGACACGCAAGGCACTGCTCGAGAGCCAAGCGAAGGAAGCCGAAACCAAGCGGTTGGAAGAAGCGAAAGCAGCTGCTGCACGGGCCAAGCGCGCCGGCAGTATCAACGTCAGGGGCACAATCGCCCAGAACGGAACCACGACGCTTCATGATGACCTGCGGGCCATCTGGCGCAGAAACAACGCAAGCTGAAGGACCAAAGTAAATGCCATCACCGAACAGCACCTTTACGGAAATGGTGACCACGACCATGAGAAAGCATCACCGCAAGGTGGTGGACAACGTCACCGATAACAACGCCCTGTTGACGCTGCTCAAGGAGCGCGGAAATATCCGCACCGACCATGCCGGCGGTTATGAAATCGCTATTCCGCTGAGCTACGCCGAGAACGCCACCTATCAGCGCTATTCGGGCTATGACACGCTGAATATCGCGGCTTCGGACGTTCTGTCGGCGGCCAAGTACGACTGGTCGCAGGTGGCGCTGCACGTCACCGCGTCCGGCAAAGAGCTTCGGATGAACAATTCCGAAGAAGCGATGATCAAGCTGGTCGAGGCCCGCACGCAGGTTGCGCGCGCCACGGCAGCCAACAACATGAGCATTGACCTCTATTCTGATGGCGCTCTGACCAATCAGATCGGCGGCCTTGCCCACATCATCACGGCGGACGGGACCGGAACGGTTGGCGGCATCCCTGCAAGCACCTACACGTTCTGGAAAAGCAAGTTCAACGAGATCGCGGCCGGCGGCGGTACTACCATCACCTTCGCCAACCTCAAGGCGGCCATGAATACCCAATGGCTGGCGCAGAACCGTGGCGCTGACAAGCCCGACCTGCTGGTGTTCTCGCATGACCTGTTCTCGATCTATGAGGGCGGTCTGCAGGATCTGCAGCGCTACGCCGACGCCAAGATGGCGTCTGCCGGCTTCGAGGCGTTGAAGTACAAGAGCGCGTCGGTCATCTTTGACGACAATACCAACTTCGGCACGACCGCCGAAATCGGCTATTTCCTGAACACCAAGTACCTCTATCTGGTCGAGCATCCGGACGCCAAGTGGACGGAAGACGACGAGAAGGTGCCGACCAATCAGGACGCTGTTGTTGTGCCTATCTATTGGATGGGCTCGCTTTGCTGCAGCAATCGTTCGCTGCAGGGCCGCATTCACGACCTCACCTAATAGGAGCCATCACACATGTCTTTCTCTGCGGGAGCCCTTCTCACGGGCACATGGACCTCGACGACGCTCAAGGACGGCAGCGCGCCGTCCGTCGGCGACCATTTCGAAGACAAGGACGGCAAAATCTACAAGTTCGTTCAGTACGACACCGGGGCCGGCGCGGTTGCCGCCGTTTCCGGCAACGTCTGCTACTACTACGCGCCGAGCGGCGCGTCGGCGGGGGCAACGTCCGTGGTCACGTCCGACCTGTCGGACAGCGCGGGCCTTGGCGCTGGCGTGCTGCAGTCGGCTCCGGCCGATGGTGAATATTGCTGGATTCAGATCAAAGGTCCCGCAACCATCACGCCGGCCCTGACCGCCGGTGCTGACGGCAATGCCCTGACGGCAGTCGGCGCGACGGATGGCACGCTGGACGTGTCCGCCCTCGTCACCGACGCGATTGTGGCTTACGCGGTGGACGCGTCGGCCAAGATCATCATGTGTGACTTCCCGTTCTAACGGCAACCTGAACCGAGGCAATGGGCCGGGGCAAACGCTCCGGCCTATCCTTTGAGGAAAGCATCATGTTCCAAATTCGCATCGTAAAATTCTGGACCAAGTATCAGGCGGGGCGAGAGCCCGTCGATATGGTCGAATACTGCGCGCCCGGCATGGCGCAACGCTCGACGACGGTGGCGCGCGTCAAGGACCTCGCTCGCATTCGGCAGGTTCGCGACAGCGACGACACGGCCGGAAACATGGCCTTCGAGCGCTGGCAGGTCATCAGCAAAGCCTATGAGGCATGGAAGCAGGGCCAGGACGTGCCCGTCACTGGCACGCCGCTCGCGGCTTGGCCTGGCCTGACGCCTGAGCAGGCCGAAGTGTTCAGGCTGTTCGGCCTCAAGACGGTCGAGGAAATCGCCAACGCCTCTTCCAGCATCATCGCGCGCGTGCAGTTGCCCGGCGTGGTGGAAATCCAGGCCAACGCCAAGCGGTTCTTGGACGCGTCGGACCAGGGCAAGTTCGCGGCGCAGATGGCTGAGAAAGATACGCAGATTTCGACGCTGACCGACCAGCTCGAGGAATTGCGGCAGATGGTCATTCAGATGTCGCGCCCTGCCGATGACGACGACCTCGAGGCTGACGGCAGCGAGCGTCCCAAGCGTGGCCGTCCGCGCAAGGTTCTGGCTGAGGCAATCGCGGAATGAGCCTGCTCACGGTTGTCCAAGATACCTGCGACCGCATCGGGCTGTCGCGCCCGTCATCCGTGGTCGGGTCCAGCGATAGTCAGGTGCGCAACCTGCTGGGCTTGGCTCAGCAGGAGGTGCGAGACTTGGCCGCGCGCCATGCTTGGCAATCGCTGATCCTTGAAAAGACCTTCACCGCCACGGCCACGGCGGCGCAGTCGGGCGCAATCCCGACTGACTTTGATCGCTTTATCGATGGGTCGATGTGGAACCGCACGCGCGACAACTTCATTCACGGCCCGATGACGCCGCAGGACTGGCAGATGATCCAGGCCACCGTCGCGCCGAACATCACCGAAGCGTTTCGGGTTCGCGGCAATTCGCTGCTGATCACGCCGACGCCAACGGCTGGCGATACGTATGCTTTCGAGTACGTCACAAAGTACGTTGTCGGTCCTGCCGCCAGCACAGCGCCGACGCTCGAGCAGTTCACTGCTGACACCGATATCGCCTATGTGCGGGAAGAATTGCTCACGCTTGGCCTCGTCTGGCGCTTTCAGAAGTCGCGCGGCCTCGACTATGGCGAGAGCATGCAGACCTATGAAATCGCCGTGAAGCGGGCCATTGACCGTGACGGCGGGCGACCTGTCTTGAGTATGGGCGAGCCGTCCGACCTCACCCGCGCCCCGCGTGCCCGCGTGCCTGATGGGAATTGGAACCTCTGATGGTCATTCGCGCGCCCCTCGCTCGCAACCGTCGCCGCGCTCCTGTCGTCAATTCCAAGGCCATTGCCGCGCCTGTCGGTGGTTGGGACGCATCAGCAGCCCTGGCCAATATGAAGCCAGAAAACGCGGTGCAGCTGAAGAACTGGTTTCCCCAGCCCGGCTATGTGGAGGTGCGCAAGGGATTTCGCGGCCACGCTTACGACATCGGCTCCAACCCCAAGACCGTCAGCAGCCTCAACACGTCAACCGACACGTTTACGTCAAACGGCCACGGCCTTGCCGACGCGACCCGCGTCAAGTTTCACGCTGAAACCTCGCTCCCGAGCGGACTGCAGTCGTCTCGCACCTACTACATCCGCGACAGCGCAACCAACACGTTCAAGGTATCCGCAACCGAGGGCGGCAGCGTCGTGGATATCACGGCGGCAGGCTCTGGAACGCTGACCGTCTACACGGTTGATGAGCCCATTGTTGAGACGCTGCCGATCTGGCAAGGCCCGTCGAGCTCCAAGATGTTCGCCTGTGCCGGCGGCGCGGTCTGGAACGTGACGAGCACGACGGCGGCCGTGTTCAGCTACGCATCCGGGACCGAGGATCGGTGGCAATGGTGCAACCACACGACCAGCGCCGGCCATTACCTGTTCATGGTCAACGGCACGGATGCGCCGATCCATTACAACGGCTCAACCTGGGCCGCGCCGAGCATTAGCGGCATTACGGCGGCGGATGCGGTTCACGTCATCAGTCACAAGAAGCGCATTTGGTTTGTGCTGAACAACAGCACCAAGGCGGCGTACCTCGGCACGGAAGCCGTAGCGGGCTCAGCCAGTGAGTTTCAATTTGGCTCGCTGTTTACGCGGGGCGGATATCTGCTGGCGCTGGCGACATGGACCCGAGACGGCGGCAGCGGCGCGGATGACTACCTTGTGGCAATATCGAGCCGTGGCCAGGTGGCGCTCTACCAGGGCACGGACCCGGCTTCGGCGGATACATGGTCGTTGGTCGGCACATTCGATGTTCCCACACCCATTGGCCGGCGCTGCTTTACGCGCTTCGGCGCGGATGTGCTGCTGATCACGGTTGAGGGGGTGTTTCCGCTTAGCCAGCTGCTTTCGGTGGACCAGAGCCAAGCCGAGCGGGTGGCCATTTCGGAACGGATTAGCCAAGCCTTCAACGAAGCATCGTTGAGCTATTCGAGCAATTGGGGCTGGGAGTTGTGCGGCTACGCCAAGGGCACGCGGCTGATCGTCAACATTCCCACGGCGGAAGGCTCGGCTGCCAAGCAGTTCGTCATGAATACGCTGACGGGCGCATGGTGCGAGTACGACAACCACAACGCGTTGACCTGGGCCGTCTATAACGACAACCTCTATTTCGCCGGGGCAGATGGCGAAGTGTTCCGGGCTGACACCGGGCGGTCTGATGTGTCCCTGCCAATCACGGCCATTGGGCAGACAGCCTATTCAGCCTTCGGCCAAGCCACGTTGAAGCGGTTCTCAATGTTGAAGCCGCTGATAACGGCCAACGGCACGAATAGACCGTCCCTCGGCATCTCGATTGATTTCGTCGAGACGCAAAGCCTAACCACGCTCAACAGCACGCCGACCAGCACCGCCGCGCTTTGGGATAGCTCGTCTTGGGACGTTGCGGCCTGGGGCGGCGCGGATGTGCAGATCAACGATTGGGCGACGGTGTTCGCGCTCGGCACCTTTGGGAGCCTGAAGTTTCAAGCCCAGACGGGCGTCAACGCCGACACGTCAGGCTGGGGCTTGGCTGCATGGGGTGAGGGTGAGTGGGGCACGGACAACACGTCCGAAGAAACCATGCGAATTCAGGGTTTCGTGATCCTGCATGAGCCGGGGGAATACCTGTGAAGCTCGTCACGGGTCATGATGAGACGATCCTGGCTTGGCTTGAGCAGAAATTCGGCGTGACGGCGCTGCAAACGCCTCGCGTCGTGCTTGGCATCGTGGATAGCGATGGCGTGTTGCGCGGCTGCTTTTTGATCACATGGCGCGGCGAGACGACGGCAGAGTTGCACCTATACGGGCGCAGCAGCAACGACACGTTCAAAGAGATGTTTGCGGCGGTGTTTCTTGCCTGGGGCGTGCATCGTCTCGAGGTCAGGACCGCGCGCACCAACAGCACAATAAAGCGGGCGGCCCCGAAGTTCGGCTTCAAATTTGAGGGCATCGCCCGCAGCTATTACGGCGCAGGCCGTCATAACGACGCGTTTGTGTTCGCGATGACCCCAGATCAATGCAGGTGGATAAATGGGCAGCTTGTTCAAGTCGCCAAAGAAGCCGGAACCGCTCAACGTCGGCGCGGTCGCCAATCAGGCCAACACGCAGAACACGCAGAACGCGTTTCAGAACGCAGCCTTTAACCGAGTCAACCAGACCGACGCGCAAGGCAACAGCCTGAACTGGTCACAGACCGGGACCGACGCGCAGGGCAACCCCGTGTTCTCGGCGGCGCAATCTCTTGGCCAGCGCGGTCAGGACTATTCGACGGGGCTCGCCGGGATCGGTCAGCAGTATTTCAGCCAGGCCGGCAATCAACCCGACCTCGGCAGCGGGGCGGCATTTGACCGGGCCTATGGGTATGCCAGCGCCAACCTAGAGCCGCGATTCCAGCGGGCCACGGATGCCATGGAAAATCGGCTCCGCAACCAGGGCTTGGACCCGACCAGCGAGGCGTACAAGAGCGCGGCCAACGACCTTGCCCTGCAGCAGAACGAAGCCCGCAACAACCTCGTGACGGGCCTGCAAGGGCAGATGTTCAATCAGGGCCTGCAGCAGCGCCAGCAACAGATGGGCGAGCTGATGCCGGGCGTGACGGGCGGGCAAGCGTTCATGCAGCCGGGATACGTCAACACGCCGCAAGTTGGCGTCCAAAACGTGGATATTGCGGGGCTCAACCAAGCGGCCAAGGCGGGCGAGTGGCAGGGCTATCAGGCTGATAGCCAGCGGCAGGGGGCCATGCTTGGAGGGCTTGCGGGCATCGGCGGGGCGCTGATCGGTGCGCCGTGGGCTGGCGGTCTGGCTAACATTTTCCGCACCGGATCAGGCACGCAGGGAGGCAAAGGCTGATGGCGCAACCCGCTCCCTACTCTAACCCCTTCATGGGGCTCCAATCTCCCGACCAGATTGCGGGCAACCGCAAGCTCGGTCAGAAGATGATGATGGACGGCATGAGCGCTGATCCAGTCCAGCACTGGACGCAGGCGCTTGCCCGCGTGCTTGGCTCTGGCGTTGGCCGCATGAACGTCAACGCTGCTGATGAGGCCGCGCAGGCCCGCCAAGGGGCAACTATGTCGGCTCTGGATAGCTCGGGGGCGCTTGGCGGTCTTTCCCCGGCGGATCGGGCCTTGATCGGCGCTGATCCTGAGATGATGCGGTCTGCTCTGTCTAAGGTGTATGGCGACAAGCTAGACCCGTCCGCCGGCATGCGCCGGGACCTGATGCGGGAGCAGATCGAAGGGGCTCGGCAGGACCGGGCGCACCGTGCGGAGATGCAACCGATTGAGCTTGAGGCCAAGAAGCGCAGCCTGCAAACCGACCCGCTTATGATCGTTCCGCCGGGGGCGACGGTCCTAAACCGAACCACGGGGCAGGCAACGCAGCCGGGCGGGCCGAATTGGGACAAGCTTCCCGAATTCGCCGCGAAATCGGCGGCTTTCTCATCCCGTATGGTCGATGCAGAGCGCAACGTGCGTGGCGTTCTGGACAACGCAGCCAAGAGAGCGGCTGAGAAGAAGGGCGGGTTTGATCCTACCGCGCCAAGCATGGCGGTCTACAACGCAATGCCCGAAGCTCTGGCGAACCTGACCGTTCGCGATCCAGATCATCAAAGCTACCGGCAGGCGGCAGAGCAGTGGATTCGCGCCTTCTTGCGCAAAGAGTCGGGCGCGGCGATTTCGGCTGATGAGTTCAAGCGCGATTTCGTCGTCTACTTCCCGCAGCCAGGCGATAGCCAAGAGGTCATCCAGCAAAAGCAGGAAGCGCGATTCATGGCAATGAAAGGCTTTGCCGAGGAAACGCGAGGCTATTTCGCTCACACGAACCCGCGCGGGGCGAAGATCCTCGATGGTTGGAAGCCGAACGAGGCTCGCCGTCCTGCTATGAGCAGCATTCAGGCCGGCATGCAGGCGGCTACGCAGCCTGCAGCAGCGCCTCGCCAAGTTGTGCCGCAGGCTGCGCCGCCCGTCACTCAGCCAGCAGGCCGACCAACGCCACCCGCCGAGGCGATCAAAATGCTGCACGGCGACCCGTCACCGGACGCCATGCGCGAATTTGACGAGATGTTCGGGGCAGGCGCGGCCCGCCGTGCATTGAGGATGCAATAATGGCAGCGCCAAACCGTTTTGAGCAGTTTGCCCAAGCGCCAATCGTTCGCCCGCCACCGATTGAGCGCCCCGAGGCAATCCCGCGCCCCGGCGATGCCCCGGCCCGCCCGCGCAACAGGTTTCAGCAGTTTGCGCCGCCAGCCGAAGCGCCACAATCCATGCCGCCGGCCGCTGCCGAAGCGCAGGGCACGGCCGAAGAACCGGCGGCACCGGGCCGCTTTAACTTCGGGCAACCGTCACAAACCATCGGCGGTTATCAGGCGTCCGAACTGCAGAAGGTTTTGGACGCCGCCCCGCCAGACATGCGCAAGCGTATTCTCGACGAATGGCAGGCCCTGCAAGAGAAGCCCGATCAAGTAACAGACGCCGCCAAAAGCTTCGGCTCTGGCGTCGTCAAGGGTGCGATTGGCCTTGGCACGCTGCCGGCGACCCTCGAAACAATGACGGCACAGCTAGCGGATTCTATTGGTGCGCCAGAATGGATGCGCAAGGGCGCAAAGGCCGTGGCCGACTATGGCGTCATGCCATCGATTACAGCGCCGGCACGCATGATCTCGGGCGGCCCAACGAACAAGCCAACATTTGACGAAGCCAAAGGCGTGGTCGAGCGCGCTGCAGGGCAACCTCTATACGAGCCGCAAACGACGGCGGGTCAATACGCGCAAACGGTTGGCGAGTTTGTCCCCGGCGGCTTCACGCCTGGCGGCATGCTTCGGAAGGCTGCAAACGTTGCCATCCCTGCCGTAGCATCCGAAACGGCGGGCCAAGCGACAGCCGGCACGCGGTACGAGCCTGCCGCTCGGGTCGCTGGCGGTTTGGTGGGCGCAGCCGCGCCAAACATTGCCATGCGCGCTGTAACCCCATTTCCCAACCCGACCCCGGAACGTGCCCGCCAAGTTGCAATCCTGCAGCGCGAAGGCGTGCCGCTTACGGCCGGCGACATAACGGGGCGAAAGTCGCTCCGATGGGCTGAAAGCGCAGCCAACGATACGCCAATGTCAGGCCAGCGCATCGGCGCTCAAAAAGAACTGCAGAGCGAGAAATTCACGGAAGCAGCCTTGCGGCGGGCCGGCATCAACGCCCCGCGTGCGACCGATGACGTGTTGAATGCTCAATACAACCGACTAGGCCAAGAATTCGATACGTTTGCGAAGGTTGCTGCTGTGCCAGTCACACCGCAGATTGCCAGCCGCGTTCAAAACATTGCGCGCCAATATGAACGCATCACCGAGCCGTCACTGATCAATCCGCTTGTTCGCGAGATTGCCGACGACATCATGTCCATGTATCGCGGCGCGCAACGCGTCATGCCTCATCACATTGACGGTGCCAAGTACTCTGCCTGGCGGTCTGACATTGGCGCAGCAGCGCGCGGCACCAAGGACCAGCGGGGTCAAAGAGCCCTTTATGATCTGCAGCACATCTTGGACGATGCCGCTGAGCGTTTCGTCCGCAGCCGAGGCGGCTGGCAGCACGCAGCAATCGCCGACCGCATGCGCCAAGCCCGACGAGAATACCGAAATCTGATTGTCATCTCCAAGGCGCGCGGGGCGGGCGAGCAGGCAGCGCAAGGACTTATAACCCCCGCGCAACTGCAGGCCGCAGCCAAGAATATGGAAGGCTGGCAGGGCTTTTCTCGCGGTCGCGGTGACTTCACAGAGCTTGCCCGCGCGGGCGTGTCCGTCATGACGCCATTGCCAAATTCAGGCACGACCGCCCGCCTTGCGGCTCAAGGACTATTCACCATGCCTGCGACTGCAGCAGGCTTTGTCACGGGCGGGCCTGTTGGTGGCGCTGTATCTGGGCTCGGCGCGGCACTCAGTCAGGGTATGATGGCGCGTGGCCTCATGTCGTCGCCCGTGCAAGCGTATCTTGGCAATCAAACACTCGCCCGCGCTTTGCAAAACAGCAAGGCCCGTACACCGCGCGCAATTGGCTTGCTGCCGGCAACGCAGTAGGACTAGCACCCCTCCCACGTACCAGCGTTCCCTTCAACTCAGATTCCTGAGAACGCACACCTATGCCAAGAAACGGCTCTGGCACGATGACCATAACCAACTCGTTTTCGTCGGGAACGACGATCTCGAGTTCAGCGGTGAACGCCAACTTTTCCGACATTGCATCAGAACTGACGGGATCTCTCCCGCGTGACGGCCAAGCCGCCATGACGGGCGCGCTACAAGCAGCAACCGGCACAGCGTCTGCCCCGTCGATCACATTCGGCAGCGACACCAACACGGGTTTCTATCGCAAATCAGGCGATACAATTGGCGTAGTCGCGGGCGGAACGGAAGTCGCGACCATCGGCACGTCAGGGCTCGCCGACGCAAACTCAGTTGCCATTGTCGGCACGCCAACCGGCGCAATGATGATGTACGGGGCCACGTCAGCCCCGACCGGATGGGTTCGATGCAATGGGCGCACAATCGGTAATGCCTCGTCCAGCGCTTCGGAGCGCGCCAACGCCGACACATCGGCCCTGTTCACATTCCTTTGGGATAACTACGCCAACGCTCAATGTGCAGTGTCCAGCGGTCGAGGCGCAAGCGCTGCGGCGGATTACGCAGCCAACAAAACCATTGCCCTGCCTGATCTTCGCGGTCGCGCGTTCTTCGGCTTGGACGACATGGGCAACAGCGCCGCAAGCCGCATCGGCACCACATTCAGCGGCACAACGAACGGTGCCACGGGTGGTGCGGAAAACCACACGCTGACCGTGGCGCAACTGCCAGTGCATAGCCATGACGGCACAACAGATGCCGGCGGCGCGCACTCGCACAATGTCGAGTACGCCAACGCAGCCCGCGAGCCCGGCGCGTCCGGTTCGCTGATGAGCTACGCCGGAACGACGCTAAACCACGCGACAACGACAGCGCCGGACCACACCCACACATTCACGACCGACGACACCGGCAGCAGCGAGCAACACAACAACCTGCCGCCCGCCTTCCTGACAACCTTCATCATCAAGCTGTGAGGGCACAATGCCGCGCGACGTTTCAGGCACATACACGGCCCCAACCTCAACTTGGAACCCAGCCGTCCAGGGCACGACAATCGACGAAGACGATTGGAACGACCTGCTAGGCGATATTGAAACCGCTCTGACGAACTCGCCAACCGTCACGGCTGGCTTTGGCACGGACAATGCGTTGTTGCGTTCGGACGGCACCGGAAAAGGCGTGCAAGCAACCGGCATCACAGTGTCGGATACGAACAACATCACAGTGCCGGCGACGACCGCAGCCAGTGTGCAAGGCATCGTCTATAAGGGCGTGAATACGTTCTTGCACAACTTCAAGTATGGGCCCAACGGGACCGTCACCGTCAACGGCCTCAACACCTTCCTGGGTGAGGGCGCTGGCAACCTGACCATGGGTTCAACGGCGACGCTCATCACGTCGTCGAGCGGCGGCGTCAATTACTCAGACCAGGCCAGCGTCAACACGGGTGTTGGCTACCTTTCCGGCAAAGCAATCACAACGGCCCATCACAACGCTTTGTTTGGCGCTTACGCTGGTCTGAGCCTGACCACGGGCGATAGCTGTACGTTCATCGGCACGTCGGCAGGCTACAATGCGCTTTCCACGCAGAATTGCGTGTTCGTCGGGTTCCGGTCTGGCCTCAGCGCAACATCGGCCGCGCGCTGCCTGCTGATCGGCACGGCGGCTGGCAACTCCCTCACGTCAGCGACCGATTGCGTGATCATCGGCAACGGCGCGGGGTATTTCATCACTACGGCAGGCTACACGGTCGCGATCGGTTCGGACGCTCTGCAGAATGCGACTGGCGCAACGCTGGTTGGCATCGGCTATCTGGCTGGGTTCGATAACACCAGCGGCACGAACAACCTTTATCTCGGCTACAACTGTGGGCGCGGCATTACGACCGGATCAGGCAACACCATTGTTGGTAGCCAAATCACAGGGCTGTCATCGTCTCTTGCCGGCCATGTCGTCATCGGCGACGGCAATGGCAACAAGCGGATTTGGATTGATGCCAGCAACAATCTCGCTGTTGGCGCTGCAGCTGGTGGCGGCGCATCCGCGTTTGGCACATCGGCTGCCGGCGTGATCTCAATCAAGAACGGGACCGCGCCAAGCACAAGCCCGACGAACACCGGCCAGCTTTACGTCGAGTCTGGCGCGTTGAAGTATCGGGGATCTGGCGGCACCATCACGACATTGGGGGCAGCATGAGAACGCTGGCGGAAAAGGCAATCGGCAACATCCCCGTCAAGGTGCGGCACAAAGTTGTTGGCATCACAGCATGGGCCGTCGATTTTGACCCGAGTGGGGGCGTTGATCTTGCTATTTTTGAGAGCAAAGCACACGCGTTGAATGCAACAAGCGGCCTTTCAGAAGGCGTTATCGAAAGCACAGCGAATGGAAACAATGCCTGGATCGCATGGGAAATCCACGATGGACCACAACCCTCTTTCAGCCGCCGTCGCTCAGCAGATGGGCCAGATGATGCTGCAAATCCTCCAACTTCAAGTGCAGCTGCAGCAGCTCCAGCAAGCGCAGGCGGAAGCGTCGGGCAAGGTCAAGAAGATCAAGCCAGCGGCGTGAAGCAGGCCATTGTCGCTGTTGCTGAGGTTGCAGACGACCACGCCGACCGGATCAGGCAGCTGGAAGAAGCGCTAAAGGGGCTGGCCGACGAGGCGGCGAGGTCATGAAGCTCAGCAGCAAGGGCCTGGACCTCATCAAGTCCCAAGAGGGCTATCACAGCAAGCTCAAGGACGGGTCGTGCAAGGCGTACCGCTGCCCGGCAGGTGTGTGGACGTGCGGCTGGGGATGCACGGAAGGCGTCGAGCCGAACACGCATTGGACGCTTGAAGAAGCCACCGAAGCCCTGCGCCGAGAAATGTCCAAGCACGAGGCCAACGTGCTGAAGCTGGTCAAGGTGCCGCTGGCGCAAGGTCAATTCGATGCTCTTGTCAGCCTCTGCTACAATATCGGCGTCGGCGCTTTGGGCAAGTCGAGCCTAATCAAGCATCTGAACGCGGGCGACTACGCGCGGGCGGCAAGCCATTTTGCAGACTTCAAATATTCGCGGGTGAGCGGCGACACGGCGCGGCACTACAAGGTCAAGGACGGGACGCGGGTCGCTCTCGCTGGCCTCGTCTCTCGCCGTGCTCGGGAAACCGAACTGTTCCTTGAGTCCGCCCCCGTCGATCCCATGCCGCAAAAAATCGAAGCGCCAACGTCGAAGCTCACGACCGGCGAGGCGGCTGCAAAGGTTGCTATTCCTGCTACTGCGGCCAGCGGCGGACTCGCAACGGCTGTGCAGTCCCCGCCGGATCTATCTCAACTCACCGCCTGGAAGGGCGCTGCTGAGCAAGGCAAGGATATCGCAACCTGGGCCGTGACCAACTGGCCTTGGTCTGTCGGCGCGGGGGGCCTGTATCTGCTCTTGGCTCACGGGCTCCCCTACTGGCAAAGGAGGCGCGCTTGACCGAATACCTGACCTCCCGCAAGGACCGTTGGACTGACTGGCTTCCTCAGCGAACTCAGGACACCATCAACCAGTCGCCGCTGATCAACACGCTCATGCGGATGTATAACTCTCAGCCCGCAGACCTCCGCTTGCCCGCCATGCGTGACGGCCCTGGAAACACGTCGATTGACCGCATTGCCGAAGGCCGCTCGACGCTCGCCAAAGAGTACCCGCAGCCGTGGCATCCTGCCGCTGAGCAAGCCGTCAATACGACCGGATTCCTTGCCAACTTCATCGGCCCCGGCGCACGCCTGCCGACGCCTCCCAAGCCTCAGCCTCAAGGCATCAAAGCCTATCATGGCTCTCCGCACGATTTCGACCGCTTTGATATCAGCAAAATAGGCACTGGTGAGGGGGCTCAAGCCTACGGGCCGGGGCTGTATTTTGCCGAAGCGGAGGCGGTGGCAAAGCAGTATCGGGACAATCTCGGCGGGTTTCGTTGGGGGGCGAAAATCCCGAGCCGTGTCGTCGACGGCATAGACGTGGCTTTCGATGTTCAACAAGCCTTGCAGCAAGCCAACGGAAGCCCCGCCCGTGCGCGACAAATTCTTGAGCAAAACAAACGTCAGTTTGCCGGCACCGGTCGCGACGCGATGGACGATGGCGCGCTAAAGCTGTTCGACGAGATCGCGCCGACGCTCAATCCGAAAGCGTCCGGCCGCATGTACGAGGTCAAGATAAACGCGGACCCGGAGACGTTCCTCGATTGGGATAAGCCGCTACGACAACAAAATCCCGCAGTCAGCCAAGCAATCGACCGCGCGATTGGCGACAAAGCTAATGACCCGCTGTTCAGGCGCATGTTTCTTGACCAAGGAAAAGCGCAAGAGGCTTATGGAGCCGTGGTGAATGTTACGGGCAGCCCAGAAAAGGCGAGGACTGCCCTCCGTGACGCTGGCATTTCTGGCGTTCGCTACAAAGACGCTGGAAGCCGTGGCACGGATGCGGGAACGTCTAACTACGTCGTCTTTGACGACAAGCTTATAGAGATCCTCCGCAAGTACGGCCTACTTCCGCCGATCGCTGCCGGCGCTGCCGCGTCTCAATCGCAGGAGCCGCCGCTATGATCAGCCTCATCACGTTTTTCAGCACGCTAGGCGGTCGTATAGCCCTAGGCGCTGGCCTCATCATGGCTCTCGTTGCGTTGCGAGCCGCAGACATTCACAAGCAACGCAAGATAGGCGAAACCCGCGCCGTCGAGAAAATCGAGAAAGCCAATGAGAAAGCCACCGATTTGGGCAAGAAGGCTGCTGCCAAGTCTCGCGCTCCTGTTACTGGCAGGGTGCGGGCAGCAGACCGCGACCCAACTACCCGCGACGACTAAGGTGCTCGACGAGCTCCCCCGCGTCCAGAACAGCACCAAGGCCCCTTGCTGGCTGCAAGAGCAGATCGCGGCCCAAAACTCCTACGTCGATACGATACGCGAAAAGCAGGAGAAGGTGTATCGCGCGCCCTGCAAAACCGATCAGGCTAAGGTAGCGGAGGCGCGCAAGTGAATGCACACACGCTACAGCGGATCGCCGACGCCATCACACTCGAACGAGCTGGAAAACCGCTTGACCAAGCTCGAAGCTCTCGAGCCCCGCGTCACGACACTCGAGCGCATGCTGATGGGCATCATATACGCCCTTGGGGCTCTCACAGCAGGCAAGACGGGCGACTTCGCGGACCTGTTGCTCAACATACTGAAGGCGAAGTCATGATTAAAAGGCTTCGCAAGCACGCTCTCTGGATCGCTCTATTTTGCCTTGCGGCGTTTGCGTTCCAGATTGTTATCCGGTGGCACTAGGTCGGCCCTTTATGTTCAGGTTGCAATTCTGATCGCCAGCTTGATCTTACCCCAAGCTGCTTCCATGTCGGCGTCGTCAAGGCGCGCGTTGGCCTCGCACATCAGGCCGTGCACCTTCCGCAGCCTCTCGCGAAGGTTGGCGATGTCCGTCTTAAACGCGGTCTCCCATACTGCATCCTCCACCTTGGAGGCGAGACGCCAACGCGCCAGAACGGCATCAGCTACGTCGGCGGCCACGTCACGGCGCATCATGCCGACATCGATGATCAACGACACCAGTCGCTCACGCTCGAATGCCGCTCGGTCACTCATCGTCCCGGCCCCTATTGAACGCTTGCGTTGCGGAGTAATTTAGTTGCCGTTGCGCGGCTGATAGGCTTCGCGTATTGCGCACCCGCCGGGATGATGCCGTAACCTTGGCGGTCGTGCTTCGTCACAATCGAACGGCCCGCCACTGGCGCCACATGGCACACGATTACGCACCCGTCCGAGAGCGTAACCCGCGCTACTCCATAGCGCTCGCCGGTTTGTGCGCGGTTAGCAACCGCTTGCTGGAAAAGTTGGGCAATAGTCATAGTCGCGGCCTCCAATCAGCGGGAACGTCCCGCATCCATAGTGTGAAAGTAGCACGCGCCGCTTGACGTTTCAATATGTCTCGTGCATTTTCACAACATGAAAACGAAACAGTCCACAGCGCGCGGGTACGTCCGCCCCCTTGGCCGCATGACGGCTTCGGGGCAACTTGCGCGCCTTGCTGAATATGGGCTGTCGCGTGATCGCATCTACGTCGAAGGTGATGGACCGGAGACGCTTGACGCCATGATCAAGGCGCTTCGCAAAGGCGAGAGCGTGATTGTCGTGCGGCTGCATATCCTGGCCCCGCCGAAGCTCCGCACCGCCGACCGCCCGCGTCGTGCCTTGTGGGACGCAATCAAGCGGATCGAAGCCAAGGGCTGCGCCATCGTCGAAGTGGATAGCAACCGCAGCACCGCGCTCAAATTAGACAGAGATGATATGATCGCGGATGCGATTGAAGCGCTGACGCATGCCGGCCGTGCGCCGCGTAGCAGAGACGGTGCCGGCCGGCCGCCGAAGCAGTTCACGCCGGATCAGATTGAGCAGGCCAAGGCCGCGTGGTTCGATCTGCGGCACAAGACGAATACGGTGGCGGTGACGGCAGGGCCAAAAGGCTTTTCGTTGACGCGGTACTACAAGACGTTTGGCCCAAGTGGCCGGGACAACTAGGGAGCGAAAAATTTGATTCTCGGCCACGCCATAGCCCTTGATCCGACTGACGCGCAGGCGGCGCACTTCCGCCGCGCGTGTGGGGTTGCGCGCTTTGCGTGGAATTGGTCGCTGGCCGAGTGGAAGCGGATGCACGAGGCCGGTGAAAAGCCGAGCGCGCAGAAGATCAAGGCGAAATGGAATGCCGCACGCAAGACGGAGTTCCCATGGTCTTTTGAGGTCACAAAGTGCGCGAGCGGACAAGCCATCATGGACCTCGGAGCCGCATTCTCGAATTTCTTCCGAGACCTGAAGAAGGCGAAGGGGCAGCGTCGCTCGCGGTTCCCGCGCTTCAAATCCAAGCGGCACGACAACGGCTTTGCGCTCTGGAACGATCAGTTCGAGATTGATGGCAACCGTATCCGCATCCCCCGTCTCGGCTGGGTACGCATGCATGAGCCGCTGCGGTTTGCCGGCAAGATCATGGGTGCCCGCGTCAACCGGATCGGAACGCGATGGCATGTCTCGGTGCAGGTTGGGACATTGCCGGAGTTCTCCCCCGCACCGGGAATTGCCGTTGGGATCGACATCGGCATCACGACACTGATGACGCTGAGCAAGGCGTTGCCTGACGGTCGCATCAAGATAGAGAACCCGCGCGCTCGCCGGTCGTTGATGAAGCGCCAAGCGAAGCTCGCGCGCCGTATCTCGCGGCAGGAATTGCAGCGGCGCAAGACGAACGCCAAGACCTCGCGCCGGCAGATGATCCGGCGAGACCGGCTGCGCAAATTGCACTATCGGATGGCATCAATTCGCAAGGATGCAATTCACAAGGCGACGACAGCGGTAGCGAACGCCTTTGATGTCGTCGCGCTGGAAGATTTGAATGTCGCTGGCATGGCGAAGAACCACCACCTTGCCGGCGCAGTGCTCGATGCATCGTTTCGCGAAGTGCGGCGATGCCTCGAATACAAGATGGCTATGCGCGGCGGGCGCGTGGTCATCGTGGACAGGTTTTTCCCGTCATCGAAGACGTGCAGCGAATGTGGTAGCATCGCCTCCGATTTGCCGCTGAGTGTTCGCGCGTGGGCGTGCCCATCATGTGGCGCGTATCATGATCGCGATCAGAACGCGGCACGCAATCTCGAATTGGTAGGGGCGGCTAGCTCCGAACCGACTGGCAATGATGCCATGTCAACGCGCGGGGAGACTGGAGCGCTGGCCGGCGGGCAACCGCCGACGAAACTCCGGTCTGTGAACCGCGAACTTGAACCAGTCGATTTTCATAAATCGACATGACAAGAAGGCAGAGACGGATGCCGTTTAGGGTAGGCGATGTAGTTACAATCAACGGCAGTGGCGATCTGATGATCGAAAGGTCTAAAGGTCGTTTCATTGGTGCGGCGGGCACGGTGGTGCAGATAACGAAGGGCGGTCTTTACATAATTGACGTAGGTGGGGAGCGCACGCCTCCTCTGCCCGCACGAAATCTAACAGCACATTGACATCAATGGAGCCCCTGTCCCAACTTTTGCCCGACGCGAACCGCGCGCATTGCCCGCATGACGCGAACACCAAACCGACAACCCGCTGAATTCCTTGAAAAACCTTGGAGGCCACGCCCGGAATTGAACCGGGGTACGCGGATTTGCAGGACGTGTACCTTGCCGAGTAAAGCGCCTATTTTAGGGCGTTCGAGGCGCATCAGCGGTTGCCTGTCCCGTGTTTTGCCCGTTCAGTCCCGCAACTCGGTACAACTCAGCATAGTTACTGAACGGTTCCCATTTTTTCCATTGTTCCAGTCCATGATCGACTATCACAAATCTGGGAATCGCCATGCCCATTAGTGCCCGCTTCTTCCATCGGCGCTTAGATGTTTTCTTTTTCATTTCACCCGTTCCAGTTTCACGACATTTCGCGCCAGCGCCCTATGCAGGTGCTCCACTCGTAAAAACGCATAGTGTCTCTCTGTCACCCTCACCGAACTGTGGCCTAGCCACCGGGCAACCTCGTCCATTGTCAAGCCGTGCTCCTGCAGCAACCGGCAGCCGCAGCTTCGGCGCAAATCATGCCAAGCGATACGCGGCAGACCGGCCCGCCGGCAAGCCTTGCCAAGAGCTTCCCACATCGTCGGGCTGTTCGGCGTGTAGCGCTGGCCATCCGCCGCCGTGAACACAAACCCGAACGGCTGCGCTCGAGCCCTCAGAGCCTCAAGCGTGCGCGGCAGGATTGGGATGGTCCTGGCCTTGCCGGTCTTGCTGACTTCCGCCCGCACAGTGAGCTGCCCCGCCACAAGATCAACGTCGGTCCAGAGCAAGCTGAATTGTTCCTCTTTCCGCAATCCCGTGTCGATTGCGCACGCAATGGCTTCCCGTGCCTTTGGTGGGGCATGCAGCAGGGCTTTGGCTTCTTCCTCGACCGTCCAGTAGCTGACCCGTGGCTCTGCCTCCCTGAGCGCAGATTTGCGGCTCCTGAGATACGGCTTGACAGGGTTGCTCGTGGTCCAGCCCCATTCCTCGCAGCGGGTAAAAATTGAACTGAGGCACGCCAGGTCACGCCGCACCGTGGCGCTTGTCACCCCAGACGCCAGCCTTGCCTGCTCGATCTCTGAAAGCCGCGCTGTGGTGATCATGTCGAGCGTAAGCCCCTTTAGGTGCTGCTCTAGGTTCGTGATGCTGACGACGTAGCGCAACCTGCTCTTGCGCTTGAGCACCTTGAAATGCTCTGCGCCAAACCGCCTTGCCGCCTCGTCAAACGTTCGCCGCTCGAGCCCATAGGCTTTATCTGTCAGACGTCGACGAATGCTTTCAAGTCGCTCGCGAGCGACGGTGAGGCTTTCCGTTTGGAGTGAGCCCTCGTGTTCGCGGCCCTTGTGGTGGATGCGGTACCACCAGACCTTGCCTCGCTTACGGAGATTTTTTGGCATGTCACCGGCCTACGCTGCTTTGCCCACCACGCATGGAATGCGTCGGAGTCAATCAGGAATCGTCGGCCCGTGCCACAGACCAATTCCTCGGCTCCAGGCACCTCGCCGGCGGCTATCCGTCGCTGCCAGTAGCGCTGAGAGAGGCCGGTAAGCTCTTCTAGGTCGGAGGTCTTGAGGGTGGTCATTTTGCCCCCAGCATGGCCACGATCACACATCCAACAATCACCGCAGGCATTGCCCATAGGCTCATGCAGATAATGATTTGCCCAACAATAGCGCCTAGCCTCTCAGGCCAGCCGGGCAAGGGCTGAGAGTAGTCCGGCGAGTCTCTGATCATGTCGTCTCTCCCTCGGCATCATCCTTCCGCACCCAAACAGCAACGGCCCCATAGCCGACGTTCTCAAAACCAACATGGCCGGTTGTCGTGCCTGCAATAAAATCCTCGTACCATTCGTCGGGGTATCGCGGATTGTTGGGGGCGTTCGTCCAGCCGCGCTTAATGGCCCTCCGACGCAAAAACTCGTCAACAAGCTCTCTGTCGGTCATTTGTCCCTCCAAACGATTTCACCATTCATTTTGCGCCAGCCTCGAAACCCCTGCCGCTTGCGAACGCCCGCACGCTTCTCAAAAATACGCCGGGTCTTGTCGATCGCAGGTCTGTTGCGATCTGTCTTGAGGCGGTGGCAGCGCTTGGACATCACCATGCAGTTCTCAAGACTGTTGTCGTGAGTGAGCGTGTCCTCGATGATGTGGTCGTATTCTGGCGTCCCTAAAATCTTCTGGCCGCAGCCGCATTCGCAGTGACCGCGTGCACGTTCCCAGGCGGCGAGCTTCGTGACCTTAGAGAACTCCCGTCTGGTCATGAGCCGTCTTCCGGTAGCTTCACGCGCGACGGCTGGAACACGGCGCGATTGGCCCACATGAACGCCTCTTGGATGCCGGTAATGGCGGTCGACACCATGCGCTGGTCGCAAGCTGGATTAGCCCGGAGGTCGTCGAGATGGCGCAAGGCGCGTTCCTCAAGTTCTTTCGCCCTGTTGACGATCTGAACCTTGTCGTCCGTCTGCGGCATGTATCCGGCGACGGGTAGTCCTTGATGATCTGCCATGTGATCTGCTTTCCAATGCTTCTGTGACACTTCTCACTGACTTCCAGCCGATCATGTGTTGAATCTGCCGGAGGCTGTACCCCGCTTTGCGGAGTATTTTCGCAAGCCGCTTTTTCTTGAGCACGCTTGCAATGGTATTGACGTGAGGTTCGGCGATGTGCCCGCTGCCTCGGCATATTGGGCATTTCATGCCGCGCTCTCCGTTTCCTTGAGCAGCCGATCTGGATTGATGTGACGCCAAACTTTGCCCTTGCGTATTTTCGATACAAGAGCGCCGCTCACGCCAAACTGTTTTGCGACCGAAGAATGCGAGCCGGTACTCGAAAGAATTTGCCTGACCTGATCTGCGTTAAGCTTGGCCCATGGAGTACGCTCGCCGCGCGTATGGCGATCTTTCATTCTCATGTCGGATAGATTTTGCGCCGTTGTTCCAAGAAACAAATGTTCTGGATTCACACACCAGCGATTGTCGCATGAGTGGCAAACCGATAGTCCAATCCCGATTGGACCGTTGAACATTTCAAACGAAGCACGGTGAGCTTTTAGTGTTTTCCCAACGGTAGCCGTTGCGCCGCCAGATGCGATCTGGCCGTATCCTGTGCGCGTGTGAATTGACCCGGCCCATATCCAACATCCCGTGTTGGGTTCAGGGGAAACAAGTGACATAAATCTAGCGGCAAAGGGCTTGCGCTTTGGAGCGGCGCACGAATGACCGCAAAACCCATACCCGCGCCGCTTTGCACGTCTGGCATTGACCGCGCACGGGATCGGCTTGCCGCAGTTGCGGCAATGCTGCGTTTCACTCACCGGCTCATTCTCCGCTCATTGCGGCTGTTCGCGTCTGCCGCCTGCCACTCGGAAAACTTCATCCGCACGTATTCCATCTGTACCTTGCGTAGATTGGCTTCGCGGCGGGCCTCCGTGATCTTCGCCAAGTGGTCGTGCCAATCCTTACTCGCCTTGACGGTCATTTCGGCCCGGTTGACCGGCATTTCACCAAGCGCTGACATCTTCTCGGCCATCACGGCTGACTTGGTTTCTTCGAGCAGGCTTGCAGCGGCTTCGGCGTCAACCCATGCTTTGGCGACAAGGCGAAATTTCTCGCTGATTGGCCTCTCTCGCGCTGGCATTTCGGTGATGCCCGCAATGGCGCGCTCACTGATGCTCATGGCGCAACCTCTTGACCGTGGCCCTGACCGTCTCAAGCTTGGCGTGGATGTGATGCTCAAGCGAGAGCTTGGCCTTGATATCCTCGACGCCGAGACCCTGTTGCATCCACGACAGAATTAAAGCGTCGGCCATGCTCCGTGTTGCGGAGAACTCGTCACTACGCGTCACCGCTTTTGGTGTCTTACGCATCACTCAACCCCCATTGCCGCCTTGCACATCCTGTAAGCTGATTGGACTTCTTTCCTTGCAGACGGGCTCAGCCCATCAGCCTCAATGCAGCGCCGCAGGGCCTTCATGGCCGACGCAATGACCAGCTGATCGTTGATCCGCTGCGTCGTTTGCAGTTCTTCCAGCGCCGTCAAAAGCTCGCTGTTCGTGCGGCCTGCTCTCTCGATAAGCTCTGCAATCATTCCTCGCCCCTCCGCAAACTGTCGGCAAAATACGCAATGGCGTCTGATAGCCGTGTCGCTGCATAGCCAATGGCAAGAGCCAGGATCGATGCAGCAATGATGACGCCGATTGCCGTGGTCATTCTGCTGCCTGCCGCGCGTCAAACTCGCTCATTCGGGTTTCGTAATCTTCCTGCAGCGTTTGCGCCCAACGCTCTGGCATGCCCGCCCACGGCCCGTTGTCATCGCAATAGGTCAGGTAAACCGCACGCAGATGCTCACCGTTGACCGCGCCGGAAATCTCCCCGCGCACGTCGTTGAACTGCTTGACGCTGCCATCGCGCTTGCCTTCTGCGCTGCTCTTGCGCTTGCCGCCCTTGGCAGACATGCGCAGCTGATCATCCTCGTTGTCGGCTTGCGGCATGCTGTCGAGGTCCATGTCGCCTGTGGGCAGCTTGAGCAGCGAGCGCAGATAAGCCTTCTCGCAGTAGGATTGTGCTGCCTGGAACGTCTGAGGGCCGGTCACTTGAATGTAGAGCGTGCGCTTGGCGCGTTGATCGGTCCATGTGTCGGCCGTCGTCGCGAGCACAAAAGAGAACTCCATGTGCGCCCACTGCGAGACCTTGCTGTCCTTCTCAATCCGCTTGATCTCGCAGCGATCTTCAAGGCTCAGCAGGATCAGACCGACTTCGCCCATCTTGCGCGTGACTGCCGCATAGATGTCATCGGTGGACGCAAAATTGTAACCGCCGTGCTGGTTGCGCTGAGACTTCTTGACGGCCTCGACCGTCACCATGATTTGGCAGATCGCCTGCACGATGCTCGAGGGGATCGGCGTCACCCCGCCAGCCAGATCAGCGCCAGCGCCAGACCGACGCCCGTTGCTGAGAGCGCTGTTGCCCATGCCATCACCAGTATCGCCGGGAGAAACCCCCGCATCCGTATTGTTTGCGTCAACATTGCTCATTTGCCTGTTGCCTTTACTGACCAGCTGTCCAAATCAGCCATGCGAGTCCGATGATGAGACTGGCAACAAAACCAACTGCCGCTGCCGTCTCTGGATACATGCACGCCTCGGAAAATGTTGGGGGCTGGTCTGCCCGCCCGCTATCAGTGACCAGCCCCCGTTGCCCTGCTGCCGCCCTCTGCTCGGCTGCCCCCGCGCAGCCTGCGGCAGCAGGGGATTGGGTTAGGCCAACTCGAGGTCGGCGTTGCGGCGGCGATCCGCCTCGTTGTCGGCGCGGCTGTAGCGCTCGTCTTCGAGATGTTCCGAGACGCAGCCTTGGAGATAATTTGTGTAGAGCGTCATCAGGTCGGCGCGCATGCGGGAGAATTCGACCGGCGAGTTCTCGGCATCGAACACCCGAACCACCTTGCGCTCGTTGTGCTTCTGGCCGATCAGCGAGACGGTGGCGATATGCCAGGACCACTCGTGGCTGATCTCAATCTCGACCTCGATCTCGGGAGCGGTCGCGAACCAGTAGCCGTTGGCGTCGAGCAATTCGTAATCTTCAATGAGAACGATCATGTGCTTGCCCCTGTCTGCCTAAAAGGACCCCGACGCGAGCTGGGAGGGGAATTTGCCGGCTGGAGAACCCGGTCGCCCGCGTCGGGGATGAACGAGACGTTACGTCACAAAGTGTGAACTGGTCAAGCGAAAACGCTCACGGCCTGTGAATAACTTCAGCATGTGGCCGTTGATGATGGTGTTTTTCTGCAACGTCCGTAATCTCTACGGATTGCGCAAATTTTTGTCGCTGAGCGAAATATGTTGGCGATTCGTTGTGGCTAAGTTCTCGAAACGTCGTCTAATGCCTTGATTGCGGCTGCTAATTTATATGGCAGGTTACCTGGGTCGCCGCGATACAACCAGTCGAGCGTGAGTGAGTATACGTCACAGAGTACCGCCGCTTTGGGCGGAGAAACCAGTCGGACGCCATGTTCAAACTGATTGTATGTGTTGGCTGCCATGCCCGCCCGGGCCGCGAATTCAGCTTGGCCGAGGCGCAAAGCTTCACGAGTAAGTCGCAGCCGTTGCCCAACCGCACGGCGGAACGCGCCGTCATCGCCGGCCATATCGCTAATTTTTGCCATGTAACCTTTTACACAGCCCTTCATAGGCTGTGAATTGTTAGTATCGACATCTTGCACCGTCACGAGCTGTGAATTATGATCTCACTATGAAGAGCCAGCAGATCACATCAATTCAGGGCTTGGTGGCGGCATTTGACGGCCCTCCGTCGATGGCTGACTGGGCCATGACGAGCGTCCAGAACGTCTACAACTGGATTGCTCGAGACCACATTCCGCCGAGCTACCACATGCGGATTGCCATTGAGGCAAGACGACGTGGGTTGGTGATCGCGCCCGAAGTTTTCGGGCTCGAGAGCGACGACGCCCAGGCTTTCCACGCCTTGTTCTGTCCAGCCGCCTAGTCCCGCGTCCCTGCCCTGTATGTCGCGTTGCGTTCCCGTCCCGGCTCATGCGCCGGGCGTCTGACTGCGTGCGTGCCGGCTCCTGTGGCGGCAAGCGCGAGTGGAACTGTCAGGCGTCCTGCACACGAGCCTGCCCCATCGACGCCTTTTGCCGGGCCACCCGCCGGGTCCGACTGAGTAGAGAGCGCTGATCCTCGTCGATCGGGGCGAGCATTGTAGAGGGGCAAATCAGCGCGACGGCGGGACCATTTCTCAGCAGGGAGTAACAGGCAAAAATGTGGAATGAAGAAAAAATACAGCAGATGGCCACCATGTGGGCCGAAGGCAAAACAGCCTCGCACATCGCGCAGTGCATTGGCGCTGCCAGCCGCAACGCCGTCATCGGCAAGCTGCACCGCCTCGGGTTGAGCGGCAACCAGCCAAGCCGCAAGGACCGCGCCCCGCCGCGCAATCGCCCGCCGCTCTCGACCAAGCGCACAAAGCGCGCCGAACCACGAAAACCCAAAGCATCAGCCAAGCTTCATCTCCTGGCAGAGCCACTGCCGCCAGCGGCGGAAACAGACATTCCCCGCGTGTCTATGGACGATAGCACTGACAAGGTTTGCAAGTGGGTCTGCGCTGATTTCAAGGACATGACCACGCCGATGTATTGCGGCTGTGCTGTCACCGATGGCCTGCCCTATTGCGAGCATCACGCCCGCCGCGCGTATCGCGCCGACGCTCCTGCTCAGACTGGCGGATTCATTCAGCGCAAGGGGCGCGCGCTCCACAACCTCACGTCCCCGATCCCCGACAA